AGCTTTACCTCCTGCTTTCCTTGAAAACATAAAACAAAAAGCAGAGTACACAGAAAAAACACTTGAAGAAGAATTAGATATTTACACACACGTTAAAAGAGATGGAGATTATTTTAATTATCATCAAGAATGTAAAAATGAGATCATACCAAACACAGAAGGTAGAGCAAAGAAAGATGTATCTCCTTTTATAAATCTTAGATTTACCCGACTAAGCGGAGAAAGTTACGGAAGGGGATACGTTGAAGAGTATCGTGGCGACTTGATTTCTTTAGAAGGTTTGATGAAAGCAATAATAGAAAATGCTGCTGCGTCTGCTCGTACAGTTTTTCTTGTAAATCCCAATGGCACAACCAGAGCTAGTACCCTAGCTAAAGCACCTAACGGAGCCATTCGAGAAGGTAATGCACAAGATATATCAGTTATGCAGGTAGGTAAAGGGCAAGACTTGCAAGTATCTTTTCAAGCAATACAAAGAATAGAACAAAGATTACAATACGCTTTCCTTATGGCTAAAGCAGTACAACGTGACGCTGAGAGAGTTACAAGTACAGAGCTAAAGATATTAACACAAGAATTAGAATCAACACTTGGAGGAATCTACTCTATCCTGAGTTCTGAGTTACAGCTACCATATTTAAGAAGACGTATGCACCTACTTGTTAAGTCAGGTAAAGTCCCCAAGTTACCTGACGACATAGTTGGTATCTCAATCGTTACAGGTTTACAAGGATTGGGTAGAGGACAAGACAAAGAGAAGCTACTTGAGTTTATTACAGTAATGGCACAGGCTTTAGGGGCTGATGTCATGAGACAATACGTTAATCTTGACGAAGCTATTAAGCGTCTAGCTACCAGTATTGGCATTGAAACTGAGAATTTGGTAAAATCAGGAGAAGAAATCGCTGCTGAACAACAACAGATGCAACAACAAGAACTTATTAGAAGTCTTGGAAGTGCTGCTGTAGGTTCTCCGTTACTTGACCCCAAGAAACAAGCTGAAGCAGGATTAATTAATCAAGAGGTAACTGCAAATGCCAACCAAGAAGGCCAAATCTAGTAAACCTAGAGATAAAAATGGGAGATATACTGCTCCTGAAAAAGCTGTAGTAAGTAGGCTTGGAGCTTCAGAAGAAACTCCTATACCTGAGAAGTCAGGAGACAAACTTACTAGACATGGTTCAACTATCCACTATAGTTAAAACAAAAAACTACTATGACATCATCACAAGTACAATCTTTTGAAACACCTCCTATGTCAGCAGATGATATAGAAGCTCTTAGAGATGAAAATGGACTTATTGATGGTAAGTTCAAAACTGTTGCTGATATGGTAAACAGCTATAAACAGCTAGAAGGTAAGCTAGGAGCAGTAGAACAAACTCAAACTGAGAAACCAACTGAAGAAGCAGAAACACCTGATAGTGAGTGGAATCCTACTGAAATTTATGGAGATGGCCTTGCTTCCGTATTAGAAGAAGTTGGAATAGATACCCAAGAAATAACAAAAGTCTTTGAAGATACAGGAAACATAAGAGAAGATGATTATGCAAAACTTGCTGAAGCAGGTTTTTCTAAACAAATCATTGATACTTATTTAAATGGTCTAAGAGGTGGAACAGCAGTTGCAGATGAGATACAACAATCTCAATTAGAAGATATACAGAATGTTGTAGGTGGAGAAGACGGATATAACGAGCTTAGAGAGTGGACACAAAATAATGTTCCTGATGAAACACTAGCAGCATTTGACAAAATATTAGATACTCAAGACCCCACTATGATTAAGATTGCAGTTCAGGGTTTTGCTGCACAGATGAGGGCTGCTGAAGGATTTGAACCAACACTTATAAATGGTAGAAGTCCACAGGCAATAACTCCGTTTAAGACACAAGCAGAGATTAAAACTGCTATGGGCGACCCTAGATACGGAAAAGATGAAGCATATACTCTAAGTGTTTATAAGCGTATGGAAAATACTGAAGTAGTCTAATGGCTAACAAACCAACTAAACCAGAACTTTATGCAAGAATCAAAGCTAAAGTTAAAGCAAGAGTCAAGAAGTGGCCTTCTGCTTATGCAAGTGGTCAAGTTGTTAGAGAATATAAAGCAGCAGGTGGAGGATACACCAAAGCCTAATGAGTCTTGATAGATGGTTTAAAGAGAAATGGGTTGATGTCAAAACAGGCAAGAAGTGTGGCAGGAAAAAAGGAGATGGGCGACCTTATCCTGCTTGCAGACCTTCAAAAAGAGTAAGTAGTAAGACACCAAAGACTACAAAAGAAATGTCTAATAGAGAAAAACTTAAATTTAAAAAATCAAAAACTAGCGGTAAAAGAATAAATTACAATCATAAAAGACGACAAAGAACTGCATAGCTGTTATATTTTATATAAGCTACTAATCCGTAGTTCATGTCTCCACGCAGAAAATCTTTATCTCTTAGAAAATCTGACAAGAATCCAACAGGAGGATTATCAGAAAGTGGGAGAAGAAGAATAAACGCTGCTACAGGTTCCAAGTTGCAACGACCTGTCACTAAAAAAAGTGGACTTTCAAAACGTGAAAAAGGTAGAAGAAAATCTTTTTGTGCAAGAATGAAAGGTGTCAAAGGAGCTATGAAAGATAGTAAAGGTAGGCCAACTAGAAAGGCTCTTGCACTTCGCAAGTGGCGTTGCTAGTTTCTGGACTTTCATCTACACATCAAAGTGCCTGATACGTCAGATAACGCTTTTGAGAAAAGATAGTAAGACAGAGTAAGTACAACTTAATTCTCAACAACAGACAAACAGATGGCTAACGCAACTGTATCTCGTCTGGGCTTGAAGAACGCAACAGGTACAAACTTTGACGAGTTATTTCTCAAGGTATTTTCTGGCGAGGTGCTAACAGCATTTGGTCAAAACAATATTTTTGATGACAAATTACACACTGTTCGTTCTATAGCTTCAGGCAAATCGGCAAGCTTCCCAACTTTAGGAACCGCTACTGCTGCTTATCATACGATCGGAGAACCCCTAGTAGGGGCGAACCAAATCAAGGCTAGTGAGGTTTTGATTTCAATCGACGATATGTTAATCGCCCAAGCGGTAGTCGCCAAATTAGATGAATTGAAGAATCACTATGATGTGAGGTCAATTTATTCTGCTGAGCTTGGAAAGGCTTTAGCAAAAACATACGATCAAAACGTAGCTAAAGTTATTTGTAATGCTTCAAGGGCTAGTGCTGTACTAACAGGTGGTAATGGTGGACTTGTTCTAACACTACCTACTGGTAATACAACTTCAGCCAACGTCACAGGAGATGAACTGGTTGCAGCTATATATGATATAGCTCAAGAGTTTGACTCTCGTGACATTCCTCCTACAGATAGATTCTGTGTGTTACCACCTGCGGAATACTATAAGATTCCTGAGTCAGCGACTAGGATTATAGATACTGACTTTAACCCACAGGGTAATGGTTCAGTAGCAGCAGGTCGTGTATCAATGGTTGCAGGTATTCCTGTGATGATGAGTAACAACGTACCTCAAAGTAATGTGGCTTCTAATCCTTCAGGTGCTAATAACACTTACTCAGGAGATGACAGCAAGACACTAGGTATGGTGTTCCATAAATCCGCAGTTGGAACTGTAAAATTACAGGACATGACAACTGAAATCTCAGGTCAGGACTACGGGATTATGTATCAATCAACACTACTTGTTGCGAAGTACGCACTTGGGCATGGAATCCTAAGACCAGAATGTGCAGCAACAATCAAATTGTCTGCTACATAATCTACCTAAATTTCTAAAATGGGGTATTCTATTATTAGATACCCTTTTTTTTATGCCCGCAGGTAAGGGAACGTATGGTTCTAAGGTTGGAAGACCTAAATCTAAAAAGAAAAAAACAGACAACAAAAAAAAGTCTGCTCTTAAAAACAAACTCATGGCATTAAAAATGTCAAAAAAAAAGTAAAGAAAAATGGCTGTAGCTGCAAGCACTGAATTGGAATGTGTAAACATTATGCTCGCTGCAATAGGCGAAGCACCAATAAATAAATTGACAGGGCTGCTCCCTGTAGATGCAAGAACTGCACAATCAACTTTGCTTGAAGTTAATAAAGAAGTCCAATCTGAAGGTTGGTCATTTAATCAAGAATTTAATGTTGTGCTAACTAGAGATAGTAAAAATGAAATTACTATTGCAAATAATATTTTAAAAATAGATACTAATATTTTTGACCACCCGACTATTGATGTAATTCAAAGAGGTCTTAAATTGTATGATCGAAAAAATAATACTTTTAAATTTGATAATGATTTAACTTGTCATATTACTTACTTTAGAGATTTTGTAGAACTGCCTGAACCTGCTAGACGTTATATGAATATAAAAGCTGCAAGAATATTTGTAGATAGATTAATTGGAGATGATGGTTTAAGAACTTATACAGGGCAAGATGAAGCTAGAGCTAGATCAATATTAATGGAAACAGATTTATCAAATGCAGATCATAATGTTCTTACAGGCGACCCTAACTTAAATAATGCTATTGATACCTTTACTCCTGCTGATGTACTTAATAGATAATTATGGGAATTGTATCAAGAGCTATTCCAACTTTATTGAGGGGAGTTTCACAAGCTTCTGACTCATCTAAACAAGCAGACCACGCAGACATACAAGACAATGCAGATAGTAACCCTGTAGTTGGTCTTATAAAAAGATCAGGCATACAGCACGTTACTAATTTAAGTACTCAAAGTCTAGGAAATGTTCATATTCAAACTATTAATAGAGATGTAAATGAACAGTATGTAGCCATTTTTAGTAATGGAAGTGTAAAAGTTTATGACCTACAAGGTAATGAAAAAACTGTAGAAACACCTGACGGAACTACATACTTAAATACAACTAATCCAAGAAGTGAAATCAAAACAGTTACGATTGCTGACTTCACTTTTGTTGTTAATACAAGCGTAGCTACTGCTAT